CGGCCCAAGTGCTGAACGGCATCCTGCTGGTTGGCAGCGGTGCCACTACGGCGCAGACCTACACGCTGCCGACCGTGGCGCTGCTGGAAGCTACCCTGTCCAACTCGGATAAGGTTGGCACGTCGTTTGTGTTCCGTGTGGTCAACCTCGGCACGTCGTCTGGCACCGCGATTATCGCTGCTGGCACCGGCTGGACGGTGACGGGTTCGCTGACCATGACCGTTCCGGTCACGACCGGCGCTACCATGATCGCCCGCAAGTCGGCTGAAGGCGCTTGGACGCTGTACCGCGTCAATTAATGGGTTAGCCCCGGCCTTCGGGTCGGGGCTACCTTTTCAGGAGACAGACAATGCCGAATACCAAATCTATCGGTGTTGCTTATGAGGATCAATACCTCGACGGCGCCACCATCGCTAATCCGGTCTACACGGCCAAGGGCGCGGCTCTTACCGCGCAGCTTACCACAGTCACGGCGTCGGCGCCCGGCACCGCGGACTTTGCTGTCCAAGACCTTGTTAACCCCGGTTTTGGGTTTGTAAACTCCAACGAAGCGCAGACGGTTTTGTCGGTTATTATCAACCTTCAGACCCGCGTTGCTCAGTTGGAAAGCCGCCTTCAGGCGCTTGCCCTGATCGCGTAACAGTGGGCGGCCTTCGGGCCGTCCATTTTACGGAGTTTCTATGACCGTCATTTATATGGTTCACCCCACGCACGGCGCCAAGGTTGCGATCTCCAACGACGAAGCGATTTTGGATGCATTTGACGGCTGGGAACGCTATGATGTGGTCACGTCATCTGTGGTGACGGACGATGACGAGGACGAGATCGTCAACGAGATGGCGGCACCAAAGCGGCGCGGACGCCCCCGCGCAAAGCAGGAAGACTGACCAATGACGAGCGCCGGCGACATCATCAACGGGTCACTGCGGCTTTTGGGTGTCCTGGCCGAAGGCGAAACGCCGTCAGCCGAAACGTCGCAAGACGCGCTGGCCGCCATGAACCAAATGATTGATAGCTGGAACACAGAACGGCTGTCAGTCTTTGCCACGCAGGATCAGGTGTTCACATGGCCCGCGGGCCTGTTGTCGCGCACGCTGGGGCCAACAGGCAACTTTGTCGGCAACCGCCCCGTGTTGCTGGACGACAGCACCTACTTCCGCGACGCCAGTACCGGCATCAGCTACGGCATCAAGTTCATCAACCAGCAGCAGTACAACGGGATCGCGGTCAAGACCGTGACCTCGACGTTCCCGCAAGTGATCTTCGTCAACAACACGTTCCCCGACATCGAGATGTACATCTACCCACGGCCCACCCGCGAGTTGGAATGGCACTTCATCTCTGTCGAAGAACTGACCAAGCCCGCGCTGCTGGCCACCGAACTGACGTTCCCACCAGGCTATCTGCGGGCGTTCCGCTACAATCTGGCCTGCGAGATGGCGCCAGAGTTTGGCGTCGAACCGTCGCCCCAGGTGCAGCGGATCGCCATGACCAGCAAGCGCAACCTCAAGCGCATCAACAACCCTGACGACATCATGTCCATGCCGTACAGCATTGTGGCGACCCGTCAGCGGTTCAACATTTTCGCAGGGAACTACTGACGATGGCTAACGTCAAAATCTCCGAACTTCCCGCAGCCACAGTTCCGCTGGCCGGCACTGAAGAAATGCCGGTTGTGCAGAGCGGCGTCACCAAGCGCGCAGCGGTCAACAACATTGGCTTTCAACCGGCAGGCGCAAACGCCGTGTTGCGTACCGCTCAGACCAAAATGCTCGAAACCATTTCCGTGGCCGACTATACCAGCCTGACCGCCGCAATTACAGCCGCCAAAGTCAGCGGGCGTCCTACGGTCATTCTCATCAACGGTGACATTACCGTATCTGCGACCATTGTCGTGGACGCCCCGAACATCACACTGCAAGGCGCGGGCAGCGACACTTCGCACGACGTCGGAACGCAAGGCGCCGGCGCACGGGCCAAGCTAATCTGGGCGGGCAGTGCAGGCGGCACGGTGTTGCAGTTTGCCAGCCCGGTGGGTGCTGCCAACCAGGCGTGCGGCGGCGGCGGCGCGACTGGCCTTTACATTGCTTGCGGCAATAGCGCGGCCATCGGCTTGCAAGTGCTGTCATGGCGTAAAGGCACTTTTGAAAATTTGCACTTTGACAACCCGACAACGGTTGGCCTTGATGTCGGCGTGGTGGCCACTCTGGGCGAAGCGCGCGATACGCAAAATTGTTATTTCCGCAATCTGAGCAGCCGTCACTACGAAGTGACGAGCGGTACCGGCGGCCTAATCCGGCTGGGCGGCGATGCAACGGCAAACACCTCGCTGAATTTGTTTGAGCAGCTTGATTGTTCGTTTCTCAACGGCACCGCCTATCTGTTCAACAACAGCGATAACAACTATTTGGTTCGCCCCCGCGCTTTTCGCGGCGGCGGCGGCACCGGCAGCGCGGTGGTGTTCAACGGCAGCAACGCAAGCACGTCAGAAGTTGCGCGGTCAAACACAATCGTTAACCTTTCGACCAATGGTGCGTTGCCGATCATCTGCCGTGGCACGACTACCTTTACCAACCCAAGCATTGACAACAGTTTGCTGCTGCTGGACTTTGACAACGGCTACACGCCGCCAACAATTGAAACCGGCGCGTCAGCAGCGTGGAGCGACACACGCGGTTTGCAAGCGCGTTTTGGCTATATTGGCGTGCCTGCGGGCGAAGATATAACCAACACAGTGGCCGCTGAAGCCCGGCTTGGTACCAGCACGCTTCATGTCGTTAACGGTGCTGAAAACCATATGCGCCTGTCTAACGCAGCAGGCACAACCGAATGGTCGTTGTCGATTGACGGCAGCGGCAATCTACGCATCCTGCGTATCGCTGGGTCAGGCAATTTCAATATGCCGACCACGTCCGCTTACAACAGCGGCGCGATTACGTTGGGCGCAGCAGACAGTGGTGGCACCGGCTTCCGTGTCTTGAGAGTGCCGAACTAAAATGAAATCGCCCATCCTCGGCTCAAGCTATGTCGCCCGCAGCATCAACGCTGCGGACGCGCGCATGGTGAACCTCTTTCCAGAGGTTGTGCCAGAAGGTGGGCAGATGCCTGCGTTCCTTAACCGTGCGCCAGGGCTGAAGCTACAGCAGGCCGTTGGCACCGGGCCGATCCGGGGGCTGTGGGCGCACCAGACGCAAGGCTCTGACTTCTTCGTCGTGTCGGGCAACGAGGTCTACAAACTGTCTTCGCTGACCGGCACGCCGGTGCTGCTGGGGACAGTCAATGGCACTGGGCCGGTGTCCATCGCCGACAACGGCGACCAGATCGTCTTCGCGTGCAACCCGGACGCTTTTGTCTACACCGAATCCACCAACACGTTTGTGCAAGTCACTGATCCTGACTTCCCCGGCGCGGTGACGGTCGGCTATCTCGACGGCTACTTCGTGTTCAACCCACCCAACAGCCAGCGGCTGTACGTCACCAGCCTGTTGGATGGCACGCAGATCGACCCGCTGGATTTCGTCAGCGCCGAAGGATCGCCGGACGGCATCGTCGGTTTGATCGTCGATCACCGCGAAGTGTGGGTGTTCGGCACCGACAGCACCGAAGTCTGGTACAACGCCGGCACGGCGGACTTTCCGCTGGCGCGCATTCAAGGCGCGTTCAACGAGATCGGCTGCGTCGCGCCCTATTCCATCGCCAAGCTGGACAACGGCGTGTTCTGGTTGGGAACCGACGCCCGCGGCCAAGGCATCGTCTACCGGGCGACTGGCTACGTTGGCCAGCGCGTGTCCACGCACGCGGTTGAGTGGCAAATCCAGCAATATCTGAACATGTCCGACGCGGTGGCTTACACTTACCAGCAAGACGGCCACGCCTTTTACGTCCTGAACTTCCCTTCTGCCAACACAACGTGGGTTCTTGATGTCGCCACCGGGGCTTGGCACGAACGGGCTTATTTCAGCGAAGGCGTGTTCTCGCGTCACCGCGGCAACAGCCAGTGCAACTTCCTCGGCAACATCGTCATCGGCGATCACCTGAACGCCAACATCTACACCTTTGACCTGACGACCTACGCTGACAACGGCACGCCGCAGAAGTGGCTGCGGTCGTGGCGGGCGCTGCCGACCGGCCAAAACAACCTGAAGCGCACGGCGCAGCACAACCTCCAGATCATGTTCGAGTCTGGCGTGGGTCTGTCGGGCCTTGATCCATCCGATCCTTTTTTTGGTTTGCTGTTGACCGAAGGTGGCGACTTTCTTGTTACCGAATCGGGCGACTACATTGAAGTCACTCCGCTGACAGTGCAAGGCGCAAACCCGCAGGTTATGCTGCGCTGGTCGGACGACGGCGGCCACACATGGTCGAACGAGCATTGGGTGTCTATTGGTAGGATCGGAGGCTACGGCCAGCGCGCCATCTGGCGCCGCCTGGGCATGACGATGAAGCTGCGCGACCGCGTGTACGAGGTGTCTGGCACTGACCCGGTCAAGCTGGTCATCATTGACGCCGAACTGATGATAAGCGGCACCAATGCCTAACCCCGTCAACATCACCAACATCACGCCGCCGCGTGTGCAGTTGGCTGACCCGAACACAGGGCTGGTCAGCCGCGAATGGTTCAGGTTTTTCCAAAGCCTGTTTCAGTTAACCGGCAGCGGCCAGAACGACTTCACGCTGCAAGACTTGCAGATTGGCCCTGACAGCGACGCTGCGTCGCTGGCGGCTGTGTTGCAGACCGAAATCCAGAACCTATCGGTGTCGCCGCCGTACACGCCGCAGTTGGTTCGCCATCGCTACGGTTCGTTCTACGACACCACCACGCAGACCGCAGCGGCTATTAACACCGTCTACGCGATGACGTTCAACAACACGCAGTTCAGCCAAGGCGTCACCCGCGGCACGACAACGTCGCGTATCTACGTTGACACGCTGAACATCTACAACATTCAGTTTTCCGCGCAGATAGTTAACACTACCGGCGGCGGCGCGCACCGCGCTTGGATTTGGCTACGCAAAAACGGCGTTGATGTACCTGACAGCGCGACCGTTATCCGCATCCAAGGTAACAACACGGAGGCTGTTGCGGCGTGGAATTTTTTGCTAGAGATGAACCAAGGCGACTACTTCGAACTGATGTGGGCCGTTGATAACACGGGTGTTCAATTGCAGACATTTGCCGCCTCCGCATTTTACCCGGTAGTTCCGTCGATCATCCTTACCGTGACCAACAACATTAGCTCAGATGGGGGCTACTAATGGCCGTTCTTTCTCCTTCACCCAAAGCGCAGTTTCTGGACGCCTCTGGCGCGCCGCTGGTCGGCGGTAAGGTCTACACCTACGCCGCCGGCACGACCACGCCGCTGGCGACCTTCACGACCGGCGCCGGCACTGTGGCCAACACCAACCCGGTGATCTTGGACTCCCGCGGCGAGGCCAACATCTGGTACAGCAACGGCACGTCGTACAAGGTTGCGCTGACCGATTCGGCTGACGCTTTGATCTGGACGGTGGACAACATCGTCACGATTGGGTCGATGGCGTTCCAGAACGCCGACGCCGTGGCCATCACCGGTGGCACCATCGGGTCGGGCGTGACGTTCAACGGCAACACCACTGGCACGGCGTCCAACGTCACCGGCGTCGTTGCAGTCGTCAACGGTGGTACAGGCTCAACCACGGCTGCCGCCGCGCGCACCGCCCTTGGAGCGGCAGCGTCTGGGGCCAACGCTGACATCTTGTCGCTGCGGCAGGACGTGGCGCTTGTAGATGCTGGCACGATTGGCGCAACCAGCATCGGTTACCGCGGCGCACCGCAGAACGCCCAAACGTCAGCCTACCAACTGGCGCTGACCGACAACGGCAAGCACATCTCGATCACCACCGGCGGCGTCACGATTCCGGCCAACAGCGCAGCGGCGTTCCCGATTGGCGCGACGGTTGTTATCTACAACAACAGCGGCAGCAGCCAGAGTATCGGCATCACGACCGACACGCTGCGGCAGGCTGGCACGACCAACACCGGCACGCGGACGCTGGCCAACTATGGCCTGGCAACGTGCGTCAAGGTGGACACGACTGTGTGGGCCATCACTGGCGCAGGGCTGTCCTGATGAGCGGCGCGGTGCTGTCCTTGCTGGGTACGTCGGGTGGGGCGGCGTCTGCCGTGACCATCACGGTCGATCCCGCAACGATCACAGGCATCAACATCGGGCTTACCGCGTCGGCCCAGTACCAGCTTAACAGCAGCGGCAGCGCGTTCCAGATCGTCAACGGCGGCGGTGCCACACTGTTATACGCTTGGTGCATCCCGGCGTCGCAGGCGGCCAACTACGAAGTGTACGCCAGCCTGGTGTCAGGGTCGTTGAGCGGCGGCAGTTCGGCTACTGACACTTGGCTGGCGCTGACATCGACACGCAATTGGCTGGTCAGCACCACCACACTTCAGTACGCAACGCTCAATGTTGGTATCCGGCGTATCGGCACCACCACCATTTTGGCGGCGGCTGACATCGAACTAGCCGCCGAAGCAGTATAAGGATAGGCCATGTCTGTTACCGCCAAAGCCCTGATCCCGGCCAAGGTCGCCGAAGATACGCAGTCCACGCAGTACACTGCGACCAACGTGACGACGATCATCGATAAGTTCACGGCCACCAACTACGGCGCGTCCGCTGCGTCGATCAGCGTCAACCTGGTGACGGCAGCCGACACCTCTGGCACGCAGAACCTGATCGTGAAGACCAAGACGCTCCAGCCGTCCGAAACCTACACGTTCCCGGAACTGGTGGGCCACGTCCTGAACCCAAACGGGTTTATCTCGACGCTGGCGTCGGCGCCGCTGACGA